GGAGACGTGATCACGAATCCGGCTGTGCCGGAGACCGCACCGATGGCTGATTCAATATCAGACAGGTTGATCGTCCCGCCCGGTGCGCCATTGGCAAGGAACACGCCGGAAATAGCTGCCGCAATCGCATTGCGCGTCGTCGTGCTGGACGACGAAAGCCCGGAAATCGTGAAGTTGACCGTGTTCTGAATCGGCGCACAGGCGTAGACGAGAGCCGTGACCGGCTGAAGCGCGATGATGGCGTTCGCGACCGTTAGCTGATCGCCAGTAGCCACCGTGCCGCGCGGAACTCCGCCAGGGCCTTGATCGTTCGCAGATACGCCATTCGTACCTTGCGGGAAACCGTTGTGGGCAGCTTCGGACACGTCCATCATGAAATACACGACTACGGTCCCGGTACCGAATCCGTTCGGCGCCACCCATGCGCGCGTGACGCCTGGGACGGCGAGCGCCCACGTCTTGTAGTCGCCTTGTGCGCCGCCCTGTGGCGATGTCTGAAACGCCGACATGACGCGGCTACTGAAAGCAGCCTGAGTCTCGACGTCGGCGCCGCCAGTGAATGCTCCCGTAGCAGTGCCGCCCGACTGAATGCCGGTAACAGCCGTGCCGAGCGTTAGTGCGGTTCCCGAATCACAGTTCCCGTTAGCGCCGGGAGTCGTGGCGGTCACTGCGACCGTGACGGACGATCCGGATACGGTTGCGTCTGCGTTGGCCGTGTACGTCACGCCATCGCCGCGAACAACCTGCGTCCCAGCGAGGATGGTTCCGGAAGATCCCGGAAACGTCACATTTCCAGTCGCCGGCGCTGCACCCTTCAGGTAGACGCTCTTCAGCGCACCCCAGCCGGCGAGGTATTCATCCGTCGACGTCCACGGAACGGCCTGCTTTGATATCCAGTCCAGATAGCCGTAGTGCAGGTGAGCGAGGCCCGCTTGCGCCTTCCCGGTGATCTTGAGGTTGCCAACGCGCAGAAGGGGATCAGAACCCGGTACGCTTGAGGCGATGTCGGACGCGACCTGAGTAGTCAGGTCCGAAAGTAGAGGCCGAGCGAAAGGCATCAGTTAATCCCGTTCCAAGCCCACGTAAAGGCACTCGCCACCGTGGAGCCATCCTGTTTGTATGCGACGACCTGTGCGCCGAGTTGGCTTGCTTTGGTCCACTCGACCATCACGTCAAACTTGGCGACTACACCGTCGTCGATCATCCATTGCAGCGCCTCGACTATGTAGTCATAGGCACGCTGCAATGTTTCCTGCGTCTGTTTGGCTCGCTGAAGGAGCCACAATCTGGAGCCGATCTCTACCGTCTCGCCGGCATCGCCCCACCAACCGCGCGGGTCGTTGGTACCATCCGGGATCACGTCGTCAGGAGCGGCTATGCGGTCGGTGAAGAGGGATATGAGCAGGGCTGTTTGAAGGTCGTTGCCGGTTTGCAGAAGCGGGCCAGCCATAGCCCAATCGCCGCGGCTGTTTGCCACGGACCAAACTGTCGTCGTGTCGGTCATTCGGTCTGGCTCGGCGCGTTAGTGTTGATCGTGCTGCTGCCCGTTTGGACGTTTGCGATCGGATGCGTGTGCGTGTTATAGATGGAGCGCATTTGCGCCATCGTGTGACTGTTCGTGCCGGTGTTGTCCTGCATGTCGCCCGTCGATGTCACGGTTGGGGTCACGAACTGGACGCCGCCGGGCGCAACCACTTTGAAGACGCCAGAACAATTGACCGTGACATTTGAGGCATCGTTGACCGTCACCGGCTGCCCTTTCGCCTCAACAACAATGCCGCCGCTGGCCGTCAGGTAGACGTACTTACCGTCCTGGCTATAGATCATCGTCTCGCCTGATGCCAGGTTCTTTGGCCGCGACGGCTGGTGCACCGTGCCAAGCACGACACCATTCGACCGGTCGCCGCCGAGGAACACGACGAACGCATCCGAATTGACAGGAGGGTTTGACGTCAGACCGAATTCCGCAACGCGCGGTGTGTTGTCCCGGGTCTCGAGGGCGTTCAGCTTGACCTGCATCATCTGCACGCCGCCCGAGTCATTGACGGTCGTCACCAGCGCGCGGGCGAGCGAAAGCAGAACGCGCCGTGCGACGCGCTCGATAATGCCTTGATCGCTCATTGTTGGGGAACAGTTCCGATGAGGTCGCCGTATTGCGGCAGGAGAAGTACGGGTTGAGGCGTGAACGCTTCCGGCGCCATCAGCATCAGTTCAGCGTGCGTCCCGTCGAGTCCGAGGTGATACGTCACTTCGGCGATGAGATAGCGAACCGGGGTCGTGCCGGCCTGATCGCCTGACACCTTCATCGACGGAATCAGAACGTCGATCAGCTTGTTCGGCTCCCAGAGGTTGCCGTCTATGTCGCGCCAGTTGTCGACCGTCACGTGAACGACCTCGGATCGACCTCGGCGCCGCGCGACTTCCCACAATGCGCGTTGCTTGCCAACGTCGTAGCCGAGTTCACCGGCTTCGGTGATGATGACGCGCCGACGATGGCGAGACACGTTCGGATCAAGCGCCGTAAAGGGCGGCTGATTCACTGCGTTCAAGTCCAGCAAGTTATTGGTGCCGGTCATTACAGCAATGATCTCGGAGTAGCGCTGATCCATGGAGCGCTCAACCGCCGCGCTTTCCATGTTGATACCTTCCTGAATGCCGCTCGACATCGCCACCGTACCAGCGCGCGTCATTCTCAGCGTACCGTCCGGATCTTCATAGACCAGCAGCGCACTGAAGCGCGATGACCGCTCAATGATCTCGTATGCCGTCTCGCCGAGCATGATGTTCTGCTGAGGGATGATCGGCAGCTTATCGACGTCGCAATTGACCGTGATGTCGTACGGCACAGCCAACTTCGTCGCGATGTCGGCCGCCGTGCAATTGCTGATCTGCCCGTTCGGCCATTGTGCTGCGCAGTCGAGCAGATCCTGACACTTCCCGCGGCCAGTCACGCGAATCTCGTGCATGTTCGCGTTGATGCTCGGCACGACGCGATCCACGTAACCAGTCACGACCGGATCAAGACCGATTGTCAGAATGCACGCGTCGCCTGGCTGCACGACAACATCGTTGGCTTGGCCTGGAAACAACTCCGTCATGCCGATTTCGAAGTCACTCGGAAATCGCTCAATTCCGCGGGTGCAACGCAGGCTCGTCCACCCGGACAGCATGTAGTTGCCCACCGACAGTAGAATGCCGTCGTCAACCATAAGTACCCATTGGAGGAAGAATGAAAAAACTATCTGCGATCCTGCTCATGCTGCCAACGCTGGCGTTAGCCGACGAGTGTCGAATAAAGACGTCGAATGCCGCGATATGCACCACGACTGAAGCCGCCGCCTATGCCTACCAGGCATTCGGATTCGACATTGCCCGGACCAACATCGACTACAACCGACAGCTATTGATCAATGCTGGTTGCGGGCGTGCATATGGGAAGACCTACAAAACGGATTCCGTCGAGACTTACCAGGTAGGAAGGATCGCCACCCCGAATGGCTGGGTCCGCGTAGCCCAGATCATCGTCAATGACCGCGATTCTGGATTCATGGCAACCGACTACCTGAATTGCGCGCCTGTCAAAAAATCCACGCCTTGCCTCATGTCCGACCCGACATGCAAATAATCAGGATGACAGAGCCTTAAACGAAGTCTGCACAAATGCGGGATGAATTGGATTCGCCTGCGTTACCAGTTCATCCGAACGCGTCGCGTCCCGATATATTCGATTCGCCAGAGTCAGGGCGGGCAGCGTCGCGTTGAAATTGAACGTCGCGATGGAGGCGAGGCCGGAGCCACGCTGGTCCAGATCCGCCACAACAGCCTGACGCAGGGTTCGAAGTGACAAATACACGTCATCCTCGCCCTGGTTAGCTGCGGTCGTGATTTCGTTGTCGATCAGCGCCGCGATGCTGTCGCGCATCGCCGATGCATCGTTGGCCGACGTCGGCTGATAGGTCGAAGACGAAATTGCGATCTGGGCGATTGCCGCGCGCCGCAGCAGATCCGTACATGCCGCCTGCATCGTTGCCCGCGCCGCCGCGACTTGCGATGTACCGACAACCGGCGTCGGGCTATATGCCGTCAGACTCGTCAGCAGTCGGATTGCGTCGGCGGGTGAATTGGACGCCGTAGCCAGAGCTGCCACGACACCCTGCGCAGCGTTGGCGAACGTCGTCGGGTCGGCTCCAACATTAGATGCAGCCGCCGTGAGCGCACTCCCAGCCGTCGACACTGCAGCGCGATTTGCTGTGTCGGCCGAAATCAGGCTTGCTGGAGTAGCGGTGGGGGCTGTCTTCTGGTTATTAGCCAGATAGCCAATATTGCCGCCGCCAAAGAAACGCCCGAAATTCCCGACCAGAGAGGAAATCGAGTTCCAGAAGCGCTTGACGTCGTGAATCAGTGTCGTGACGGTCTGATACCAGCCGACGACCGTCGACACGGCTGCCTGAACGATTGCGGCGCCCTTTTGAATGGCAGTTGCTACACGCTTTATGAAACTCGGCAGCGACGAAGCATTGAGGCCGGATGCAGCGCTCACAACGGCAGAGGCGGTCGGTTGCAACGCTTGAGGATAGAGCCGAGCGCCACCCAGCGCGAAAACGAACCGAACCTCAATGACTCGACCGCGATCCCACGACGACCCGAACTCGACGTGCAGACAATTAACCTTCCGCACGCCATAAGTCGGGTGTATGAGTTGCCCTAACCCGGGAGAACTCGTGTTCCCGACGACGCCGCCATTTACGATGCCGCCTTGGATCGCCGCGATCAGCTTATCGCGCTGAGAGAAAACTGAACCCCCGCCATATACCAGGCTGTTCTCGACTAGAAATCCCTCGATTCGAAAAACGCCCGTTTGCAGACCGAGATCCTCGATCCACGGCATCGTCTCTTTATTCGGGTACTCGTGAACGACATTGCGCCGTCCAAAAGTGGCGCTTTCTGTCAGCACCGCGAATGGAATGTCGTTGTAGCTCGCGGGGCGAAGCTGGCGCCAGTAGTCGCTTCCGTTAGCGAACAGGCTCGCGACATCGGATGCCGCCTGCGCAACGCCGCCGATGCTTCCGACTGCATTACCGACGTTTGCCGAAAAGCTCATACCGGGGGTCCTGTTACGTTAGAGGTGCCGACACGTGCTGTAGCGTTCGGATTACCGCGCACGGTTGCGGTCGCCTTCGTGCCTGCTGGCGCGTTGTGCAGATGGACGTCGACCTGCAGTTTCTGGTCGATTGCCGCTGCCATCTGGCCGCGTTGCGCCGCTTCTCCGTTTGCGTCGGCAGGGCGCTCATACAGACGAGAGACGACACTGCCAGCGTCCTGCGCTGAGGTCGCGCGTGCGAGAGCCTGACCGGCCTTCTGCTCGTTGCCGAGGCGAAGTTCGTAGTCGGCAAACTGGAGTTGCTGGTCAAGCGTCGATTTTTGCATGTCGATGCCGAACAGCTTTTTGAAATCAGCCTGACGATCAGGGTGCCATTGGCCGATGCCAAATGCTTTCCCGCCGTCGCCGACCGCGCGCGGATTGAATAAGCTTTCTTTCCAGAAGTTAGCAGCAAGGCCAGATGCCTGCTCTTTCGTCCAACCCATCTGCTGGAGACGGGAGACGACTCCAGCCGTCTGAGCATCATTCGCAGCGCCCGCGCGCCGGCGATCGCCGATCGCATCCCCGGGCCATTGCTGACCGGGTTGGGCCTGATGGTCCTTCAGATAGTCGGCTTCACCTTCATTCAAACCCTTGCTGTACGTCAGTCCCAAAATGCCCAGCACGACAGGGTTGGTTACCAAAGGCAACGCCAATGCAGAGATCTTCGTCAACTGGGCAATGAGACTGATGGCCCCGGCGATTGGTCCTGCGAATGTAATCGCAGCAATTGCGATCGCAACACCCTTCACGCCGCCGAGAGAATCAACGAAATCTCCGATTCCCTTCGTCGTCTTCGTCCAATCGAGGTTATCGATCCACTTGGCAAACTTCTCGACATACTCCGATACCTTCGATGCGACGACATCGCCGTACTTGTCGACGAGCTTTCCGACGACGTCCAGCACCTTTCCCACCGCAGGCGCGAGAGCATCGCCGAACTTGTATTTCAGACGCGTTGCTGCCGCCTCAAGCCGAAGCATGTTCGCATTGAACTGCTGCCCTTTGGCGAGCGTTTGCGCGTCGAAGACTAGACCCATTGCGCGGGCCTGTTTGACGAACTCTTCGATGCCCTTTTCGCCCTTTTGGAGCAGAGGAAGAAGCGATTCAACACCGAACGCGCCGGCAATCAATCCTTGCGCCTGCACGTTGCCTTTTTGGGCGACGATGGCATTCGCAACTTCCTTGAGCGCGAGCGTCGCGTCGACCGCGCCATCCTTCGTGCGATGAAGCGAGATGCCGAACTTCTGCATCATCACCAGCGCGTCCTGATTGCGCCCGTAGGTGGCATCTTCGATCGTGCGACCCAAAGACTTCAGGCTACCGGTCATGTCGTCAGCAGACAGACCAGCGAGCTTCGCAGCACTCCGATACGCCTGCAGATCGTCCGTCGAGACACCCAGAACGCCAGATGTGCGCTGCACCTCTGCGCCCATCTTGCCGAATTCGTTGGCGAGCAGGGCAATGCCGGCGATGGAGCCAAGGCCGGCAATGGCCGTCAGTGGCGTGATTACCGACGCGACGGACCGTGCCGTATCAGCCGCAGCCGTGCCAAGCGATTTCATCGACTTGCCGACGCGATCAAGGCCGATCTCTTTGCCGAAGCTTGAGAACGACGCCTTGATGTCACGCGCCGGCTTCGTGATACCAGCAATCGACGCCTTGATCTTGCGGACGCTGGCCGTAGCCTTGTCCACGGCGGTGATTGTCACCACAAAAGGCGTAGCTGCTGCCATCACTGCTCCATTTGTTTCTTGTTAATGCGCTCAGCCTCTTGCAGCCACCAGGCCAGCCGGGAAAGGCGCAGATTCCACGCATCCTCCGGCCCCCATCTGAAAAAGTGGGTAACGTCTGCGACTACGCTTCCACAGCCGTCTGGCCATCGTCGGTAAAACCCCCGAGGTACTCGTTCGCCTCCGTGAAGTCACGTTGGCAAAGCTTCTCGACGGCAAGCTTCGGCACTGCTGCGACGAGGCTGATAAGCATGATGCCGATACCGATGTTGGTCGACGCGGACATGGCCTTGTCGAGTTCTCCGGCAGTCGGCTCGCGCAGATTCAGCTTGTCGTAGGTGATAGCCGCTTCACCGGAGCCGATCGTGACCGGCTTGCGGAGTTTCAGGATTTTTTCTTCTGGTTGGTTCATATCACGCCTCGCTGACGGCCGGCCCTTCCCACTTCACATCAAAGGTGGCCTCGGCCGTCTTCACTTCCTGAACATCAACGGTCCACATATTGCGACCGATGATCGTCTTGCCGTTCGCAAGCTGAAGCACGACGGTTGAGTTCGTCATCGAGTTGAACGATGCGACGCTAAGGTTTTTTGCATCACGCAGCGTCGCAGAGATCATGCCGGCTTCGGGCTTTTCGGCGTAGCCGTGCACCGTGTCCTGACCGATCAGCGTTTCGCGGCTGATGTTCGAAACACGGTACGTAAGGTCGGCCTGGAGCATGTAGCTCTGGCCATCGACCGAGATGAACGCGATCCCGGCCAAACGATTTGTGTTGTCAGCCAAAATGGCCTCCAAATAAAAACGCCGCCCGGAGGCGGCCTATACAGTTTGGTTTGGGATCAGCTCAATCTGAACTGGGCCAGCAATGCGAAGATGCGCAACTGGTTCACGAGAGTTCCGGGCCATAGCACGTCAACCCGGTTCGGGTTCTGTGCGTTCTGCTGGACGATCAGCGCCTGCGCGAACGCCTGACTCTTCTGGACGAATCCATTGAACTCGAGCGTCTGATACGCCGCGATGATGTCGGCGCGAATCATGCTCGGCGTCACGATATTCGAACCCGGCGCGAACCGCGTACCGTCTGCGGCCAGCTTCACGCGCGCATACTTCGTCGTAACGATCGACGCCAGGTTGCGCAGCACAAACGTCAGCAGGAACATCGTTTCAACTTCGAGATACGAGTTGTCCGGCTGGCCGAACGCGTTCGTTTGATACGTCGTGATCGCGTTCTCAATCCGCACCGTGCCGTCCGTGCCACAAGTGAACGTCGAAATACCGTCGAACAGGTTCGTGTTCCGCTGCGAAAGGCTGAACTGCGATGCAAGCGGAGGCGCCAACACATCGGCGAGCGCAACCGTCTGAAGCGGCACACCTGGATCAGCACGAAGGCTCACGGCCGAGGCAGCCGCAAACGCCGCCGCCCACTTCCAGACCGGCGTCGGCGAGTCGAAGAATCCCATAGCCGACTCGTGCTGATTGTTGCGAGTCAGGCCGAACGTCGTAATCGCAGACGAGGTGCCGCGGTATGCGAAGAAACAGTGACCGTAGACCTGAACGCTCCACGACCAGCGGCCCGTCGTGTCGTTCAGGAACGATTGCAGCGCATTGAGCGACGTCGTATCGGTGTACGGGCACACGATGAAGTCGAACGGCATCGACTGAAGGTTCGCCAGCCCGGTCGTCAGGCTCGGATTGGTCGCGCCGCTCGCCATCGCCGTGATGGTGAACGCGAGTCCAGCCGGTGTAGCCTGACCGCCTGCGGTGCCGAGGTAGTTCGCGCGGATGTCAATGTCGTTCCCGGCGAGGCCCTTGTTCTTTGCCGTGATCGTCACCGTCGACGTAGACGCGGTCGCCGTTACTGCCAGATCGCTGATAGCGTTGATTGCCGCAGCAACAGCCGTTGCAACCTGCGCCGTCGTCTGGCTCGCCGTGATGACAGTCGTCACCAGCATCCCGCCGATGTACAGCGAGAGCGTGCCGGCAGCCGTAGGAGCGCCAGTGAATGCGATCGTGCCGGTCGCGGCGACAGCAGCCGCATCATCCTGCAACGGCAGATACCACAGTTCGCCGAAGTTATCGTTCTGGCGATACGTGTACGTCATCTGCGCGAGCATCGAACCTTGGCCGCCAGCCGTCTTCGCATCTGATACGCCTTGCGAGATGACAGGGACGTTGGGCGTAGCTGTGCCTGCCGACGTAATCTGGCCGATGATCAGCGCACGCTGATTGGCCGTCGCAGTGTTAGCCTGCGACGCGTCGACTTCCGCGTAGAAGAGGGGAACGCGGATATTCGACGGGATTTGTTTAAAGCCGATAGTCATTCTTTGTTACCTCCGACCTTCGCCTTAACTGGAGCCGTCAGAACCACGTCGCCGTCGCGCAGCATGCGATTCCAGTGCAGATCGAATTCGGCGACTTCGAGACCTTCGTTTTCGTCGAGCAAGCTCATCGTGACCGGGTCTCGTACCTTGAGACCCGGAGCCGGGTAGACCTTCATGGGGTGCTCCTCTACTGAGGCAGATTGATTGTTAAAGCGCCCTCATTGCGGCCATCAGGCCCGGAGGTGCGTGGCGCCGGATTGACGGCGGATGGGAATGGCGGGCTCGGATACGTGCCGCTCGGATCGAACGGCGATGCGGTGTCGACGTTGACGTTGACGGTCTGCAGCGGATTCAGCGGGATCGGATAGAAGTCTTCCGGACCCTGGTAAAACTTCACTTCGATCGACATGGCGAGTTCCGCCATCGGCATTTCGCCTTCCGAACTCGTGTTGATCTCGGAGTCGACCGTTGTGAATTGCTCAATGCGCTGGCCGCCATTTGGATCAGCCCAGATGAGCGGGTTATTGATGAGCGCAGTTTCGATCTGCAGTTTCAGGGTTTCAGCCGCAGCCAATGCAGCAACCGAGCCTGTGTCGACGATGCCGGCGGGCGAGCGAACGCGAGCCAGAATCTCGACCGTTGTGTAGACATCGAACTCTGGCGTATTCGGCCCGAGCGAGACCTTCCGCTCCTTGCGAGCGTGAACCAGAATCAATGGATACGAGTTCGGAGTGGTCGGCCAGTCGAACGGCGAATAGACCGCCTGTCCAGCCAGCGTCGCGCCCTGCAAAGCCGTCACGAACAGGGCGCGGATATCAGCGGACGTTGTCATGACACCCTCGACAGCAGCAACTTCGCACCACCGCGGCTATCCGGGCGAACCTCACGCACGACATAAGTCGAGTTGACGCTCACGACGGATAGCTGATCGCTTTGGGCGGGCGGAATGACGAACTGGGACAACTGCACGCCGAGGACCGCGCTGACCTCCGTCACCCCTTGCGACGCATCCTCAAACATCACTTCCTTGAGGTACGCATCGTCAAAGACGCCGGTAATCTGATAG